CCACCGCTGCAATGGATTGGTGGTTTAACAAGGGCACTGCATTTCAACAGGCGATCCTGGAGAAACCTCTCCTGGCAAGTATGGAATCGAAGAAGAAGACGTTTCCCGGTGGCAAGGGAAACATCATCGTCTCCGTCAAGGGCGACTACGGCAACGCATCCGCCCCCGGCACCAACGATCAGCTGGTCGGCTACCAGCTCGACGACGCGGTGACCTACTACACGCCTGCGAATTTGAAGCAGGCGGTCTTCCCTTGGAAGGAACATCATCTCGGTATCACCCTGACGCATTCGGAGCTGAAGTCCGACGGCATCAGTGTGGTCGACAGCTCCTCCTCGAGCGAGACCAAGGAGCATTCCGGCCGCGACGACACCGTCCTGGTCGGGCTGCTCGACGACGCGCTGCAGGATCTCAGCGAGCAATATGCGCGCTCGATGAACAACCTGCTGTGGACGAACGGCACCGCCGATCCAAAGGCGCTCGCCGGCATGGCCGCACTGATCACCGACGATCCGACCGCCGGCGTTGTTGCCGGCATCGATCGGGCAACCAAAACCTGGTGGCGCAATCGCGCCTACACCACGGCGATGGGCGCCAAGGTCACCGGCACGCCGGCGCTCGGTGCCTGGGGCGGTGGTCCGATCACGTCTGCCACCACCAATGGCGGCGCGCTGATCGCCAAGCTGCAGTCCGAATATCGGCAGCTCACCAAGTTTGGTGGCAAGCCGAACACCGGGTTCTGCGGCAGCGATTGGCTCGGCGCGCTCGAGACCGAGCTGCGTGCCAACGGCAACTACTCGCAGACCGGCTTCTCCGGTGGAAAGGATGTTTCCATCGGGCAGATCTCGTACATGGGCACCGACTTTGAATATGACCCGACGCTCGATGCGCTGGGCAAGTCGAAGCGTTGCTACTGGTACGACAGCCGCGACATCTTCCTGGTGGCGATGCAGGACGAGTGGCGGCACCAGCATTCTCCGGAGCGGCCCCCGGACAAATACGTCATCTACCGCGGCCTCACCTCGACCGGACAGCTCTGCGCACGGCGCCTCAACAGTGCCGTTGTGATGGACGTTGCCTGATCGGGAACGCCGGAGGTGAGAGGCAACCTTTTGCCTCCGGCGACCCTTCAGCAAAGGATAAGCGATGAAGACGGTTCACTACTGCAAATGCCGGGTCAACCTGGCCGGCCAGAATTGCCACACCGTGATCTACGACGAGCACAACCCGATCACCTGGCCCGAGGTGCAGGTGCTGATGGCGTTGCATGGCGAGGAGAACGTCATGGACGTGATGCCGGTCGGCGTCGGCCAGGTCTATGCAGCGCGCGAGAAGGAACGGCTCTGGGCGGTCTACGGCAAGATTGTCGAGCAATGCTTCCCTGGTCGCGCGTTCCGCATGGAGCTGATGATGACCGGCGAAGAGGATCTGCCGAAATACGAGGAAGGCAGGATCTCGACCAAGGTACACAACGGCAACGGCGACGATCCCGACGACGAGGATGATGGCGAAGACGCCGCGGCGATCGCATCGCAGGGGGCTGTGTTCAAGCCTGGCCGGCATCGTCCGGCGGCTGAGCCTCCGAAGGAGGCCTGATGCCGATCGGTGTTACGCTGCTCGATCTGCGCCGGGAGCTGCGTGCCGAGACCGGCACCAGCCTGAACCCGGCGCAAGGCACGCAAGCGCAAGGTGCGATGGACCTGGTGCTGGCGCGGCAGCAGCGTGAGCTGTGGGATGCGATCAATTGGCAGCATCTCAAGATCTGGGCCGACATGCCGGTCTTCAAAAACCAGGCGATCTATGACTACCCGCCGGAGATGGGGTTCGACCAGGTGACCCGGATCTGGCTGGCAACAGATGTTGTCCGCGCTGAGCTGAACAACGATCTCATTCTCTCATCGTCATCCTGGAAGCCACTGGCCTACGGCGTCAGTGCGCCGATGATGCAGCTCGGCCCGCCGCAGACCGGCACGCCGGTGCGCTGGCGCAATGTCGTCACCGTCGACACCGCCGGCGCCGAGCCGATCACCAATCCGGTCGGGCAGCTCGAGCTGCTGCCGATGCCACCGACCAGCAACATGATGCTGCGCTTTGAGGGCCAGGCGCCGCTGTCACCGCTGATCGCCGACAACGACAAATGCATCATCGACAGCAAGGCGATCGTGCTGTTCGCCGCGGCCGAGGTGCTGGCGGTGCAGAAGAGCGAAGGCGCACCGATCAAATTGCAGAAGGCTCAAAACTATCTGCGCCGGCTGCAGCAGGACCAGGGCGCCGACAAGCGCACCAATTACAACATGGGAGGCAATCAACGCGGCGGCGTCGATCCGGACAAAGGCCGGCGCATGGTGCCCTACATCGACTACATGCCTGGGTGAGGTACGCATGCCGTATTTCACCATCACGGATTTCGCGGCCGGCCTCGATCTCCGACGCTCCACATTGACGGCACCAGCCGGCACGCTGCGCTCGATGATCAATTGCCACATCACGCCAGGCGGCGAGATCGAGAAGCGGATGGCATTTGTGCCGTTCTGGGAGTGCGATCCTGCCAGCAAGGGATTGGTCGAGGTCAACCAGAAGCTCTATGCCTTTGGCCCAAATGGTCCGTACAAATCCGAACCGCCGGAGACCTGGTCGGTGGGCGTGCTCGGCCAGGAGTGTTTGAACATTCACGAGATCGTCGACTACGATCTGTTTGAGAACAAGGTTTTCGTCATCCTCTGGACCGATGCCGCAGGCAACACCATGCGGTTCTTTGACGGCATCACCAAGCCGGACGCACACGGCTATTACTGCCGAACCTACAAAAGCAAGATCTACACGGTCGGCGGCCCGGTGCTGTATTTCTCAGCCGACGGCGACGCCGGCGATTGGCTCGGACCTGGCAGTGGCTCGATCGACCTGTCGCTCGGCGACAGCGACATGACCGACACGGTGGCGATCGAGGTCTATTACGACAAGCTCGCCATCATGAGCAAAACCGCGACGCAGCTGTGGGTGATGGATCCGGACGATCTGAAAAACCAGTATGTGCAGACCTTGCGGCAGGCCGGCACGGCAGCGTGGCGCAGCGTGCTGCAATACGGCTCCGGCGACGTGATGTATCTGTCGCCATCCGGCATCCGTTCGTTGCGCGCTCGCAACTCGTCGCTGGCGGCGGCGGTCTCCGACATCGGCTCGCCGCTCGATCCAATCGTCCAGGATCTATTCCGGTACAATGGCGAGGATTGGATCTCTGGCACGATCTCGATCCTGCAGCCGGTCACCGGGCGGTTCTGGATCATCATGCCGGATCGCATCTACGTCCTGTCAGCCTTCCCTGGGCCGAAGATCACCGCCTGGTCGGAGTATCGTCCCGGCTTCACCATCACCGCGGCGACGACGCACAACAACCGCGTCGTCGTGCGTGACGACAACAACATTGTCTATGCGATGGGCGGCATCAGCGACGTCGGCCCGATCTATGATGATTGCGAGGTCGAGCTGATTTTCCCTTTTCACGCTGGCGACCAGGTGGCCACTGGCAAGACCTTCACCGGGATCGACGCGACCTGTACCGGCGTGCCGTGGGACGTTTCTGCCGCCTTCAACGTCGAATCGGAAAACGTCGAGGACTATCTCGGCAAGCTGATCGGGCCGTCGTTTGCCCAGGGGCGTTTCCCGGTGCTTGGCCACAGCACGCATATGTCGCTGCGGCTGCGCTCCAACGCCATAGGACCGCAGACGCTGTCGAACCTGGTCGTTCACTATCAGACCGGAGAGGCGGGATGAATGATCGACATCACCAACGCCGACCGCAGCATGATCCACCATGTTCTCATCAACCTGCGCTCGGACGACCTGGTCGAGATGACGGCATGCGGCATCGATCTCGATCGACTGCCCGAGGTGATCATGCGGACCAGGGTGTTTGCGTTCTGCGCTTACGATCTCGAGCAGGGGCCGGTCGCGATCTGGGGCATGGGCCACCGTCGGCCTGGCGTCGGCGCCGGCTTTGCGTTTGGCACCGATCGCTGGGGCCACGCGCTGCTGCCGATGATCAAGCAGATCCGCGGTTTCGTTTTGCCGTTCCTGGCGCAGACCGGCTTTCATCGCGTCGAGGCGCTGGCGATGGCAACCCGCGACGATGTTGCGCGCTTCATGGAGCTGATTGGCGCACAGCCGGAGGGCGTGCTGCGGCGCTACGGCGTCGATGGCGAGGATTTTATCTCTTACGCATGGATCGTCGATGACTATCGCAACGAGAGAGCTGCGCATCAGCAAGAGAACCGTCCGGACACCTCACATTGAGGTGCGGCTGGGCCGGCTCGAGGACGTGCCGGCGATCGTGGATCTGATCGAGCTGTTCTTCCACCGCACCTCATGGTCGCAGGTGGTTTCGTTCAAGCGTGACGCCGCGCTGGCGTGGCTGACGCATTCGATCCCGGCCGGCTTCACGCCGCACGCGGTAGCGTATGACGGCGCCGAGCTGGTCGGGGTGTCGAGCTATCATGTGTTTGCCACCTACACCGACCCGATCGCGGTGATGGACGAAACCTATGTGCTGCCGCGGCTGCGGCGCACCGATCTCGGTCGCCGGCTGATCGCCCTGGTGATCGAGCTGGCCAGGGCCGATGTCTGCAAGGTGATCAACTTCCCAATTGCGAGCGGACTGCCGGAGCAGAACAGTCTCATGAACATGGTGGGCCGACATTTCGGCGCGGTGCCGATCGGCATGATCTTTAGAAAGGTGCTGTGATGGGTGGCAAAGGTGGTGGCGGTGAAGGTGGCGGTGGCGATCGGGCGGCCAACATGGCGGCCAGGGGCATCGACCCAGACAAATGGGCCAACGACATGACGTACAATCAGGCGGTGCGGGCCAACGGTCTCTATGGCCTGGACCGCAACCCCGACGGCAGTGTGAAGGCGGCACCTGTCGTCATCGATGATAGCGGGATGAAGCCCGAGCCGGAGCCGGAGCCCGAGGCGCCGCATGATCCGCTCGGCCCGCCGATCTCGTCGGGCGAGCCGATCGAGCAGCCCTCGACCAACAGCCCGTTTGGCGTCGGTGCGATGATGAACACCGGCGACGCGCTCAGTGGCGCGGTGAAGCAGCCGACGTTTTGGATGGGTAACCTGGCGAAGAACGCTAAGGCCGGCCAGCGGATGACAACGACACAGACTTGAGGACGTGATCATGGGCGGCAAAGGCGGCGGTGGCAGCAACTACTATCAGATGGGTGCAGACACATCTGGGTACGGCACGCTCGAGGAAGCGGAGGCGACGCTGAAAAAGCAAAAGCCTCTCGATCTCTCCGGCTACCAGCAGAGCATCAACGTCAAGAAGGCGGCGGCGGAAGCAACAGCAAAGCCACCCGTGCCAGAACCGGCGCCGACGGGTGGCGGTGGCATCGCCACCCAGTTCACCGACGCCATCCTCAAGCCGCCGTCTTATTGGAACACGCCGCAAACCAAGCCGACCCCGCTGAGAAGCGGGCAAAAAGTGCAAACGGTGCAGAGTTAGGAGCGCGCGATGGGTGGCAAATCAGGGCCGAGCAATAACCAGATGGTTCAGTTCCAGATGGAGCAGGCGCGCAAGGCTGAGCAGAAAGAGAACGAGCGCCAGGCGCGGCTCAACCAGGGCAAGGGCGCGATCGACACGATGTTCAGCAACGCCAATTTCGACGACGCCTTCTACAAAAAATATGGCGATGCGGCGCTGGAGTACGGCATGGGCGGGCTCGAGGACCAGTATGGCCAGGCCAAGAACGACATGCAGTTCAACCTGTCGCGCGCCGGCCTGCTGCGCTCGACCGCTGCCGGCCGCGCCCAGGGCATGCTGGAGAACCAGCGGGCGATGAACGAGGCCTCGATCCGCACCAAGGCCGACAACGACATGGCGGCGCTGCGCGACAGTATCTCGAGCCAGCAGCAGCAGGCGTACAATCAGCTCTATGCTACCGAGGATCCCAG